TGGGTCACCGCCCTCGGGAGACTCCGTAATGCCAGTCAGCCCGTTCCAGACCGCAAAAACAGGAATGTCGGTTCCGGTGTAGAGCATTCCTCTGTCAATTCCAGTTTGGTAAAGACGCGTTGTTGCTGCGTCCCAGGTTACTCTAGTCACCCCTTACTCCCTGAGTCGGCCCTTCGCTGGGCGTTGAGACTACGCTGACGATCAAGCATCTCTCGAGGATTCATCCTCTTCTTGGGTGCGTTCTTGAGGTTACACACCTTGATGAGGGTCAGCAGACGGTTAAGATGCCAGTTCTGGCACTCAAAAGGTATCCCTAGCGAGATCATCCAGTAGTAGATGAGCTCTGCAGTGACAACCTCCCGGCTTGCTGGCTGTCGTTCTTCGCTAAACCAGGTAGCCGTCATCTTGGCGTTGATGTACTCGTTGATCTTCTCGTAATGCTCGTCATTCGTGTGCGAGATGACGTGTTCTGGGAACTCGTCTCCGGAAAACATCATCCTGACGTAGTCGAGGACTTGCTCGTCTGTCTTCTTCTCGCTACTCAGAAAGGGAAGTTCCCATCTGGACTCCCATTTTGACAAAGAGACTAGCGAATGCTCCAGCTCTAGCACTACTGAAGCTGAGGTGACAAACAGCTGAGTCTCCTCGTCAAACCCTTCAAACGTAGTGACTTCGAGCCGGAGCATCCGCTATCTCCTTCTGCTAGCTGACGAACGTGAACATGAAGTCCGTGTCAACTGGCGTGTTGAATGCGTAGCCAGCGTTCGGCGAAGCACTGACGATCTTGCTCTGACCAGTCGTCAGGAGCTGCGAGCCCGCAGCGTGGACGACTCCGTCGACACGATAGGTGGTGCCCGTCTGCGACGGGATAGTGATGGTGTGGGCACCATCGAACGTCGGCTTGGTCAGCGTGATGTGGGTGATGCTGCCGGCGAACAGCGCGATAACGCTGTCCGGAAGCGGAAGCGACGGATCGGTGCCGCCGGTTCCGTACAAGAAGTCCTCCAGGGTACCCAGGGCGGCGCCGCTGACCTTGGTGGAGTCGATGGTGATAAGACTCGCCGGCTGAAGGTTGGTGACCGAGACCGGCGTGCAGGTGAAGTCCCACGAGAACGTCACCGCTGCCGGTGAGTCGTTGATCGTCGAGTAGTCGCGCTCCGACGGCTGAGCTAGCGCACCGTACACGAGGTGCAGCTTGTAGCCCAGGTCCGACGAGGCGTCGCTGCCGACCTTGGTGCGGTAGGACAGCCCGAACGTCTTCCGTGCCTGCTGGTAGACGAACACACCATCTGAAGAGATCTCCGAGCCGTCACACGCGGCGAACTCGTCGGGATAGGTGAAGGCCTCGACGGTACCGCCAAAGGTCTCCGCCGACAGAAGGTTAAGGTACAGGATGTTGTCTGCGTACTGCCGGTTGGGGCTCGCGCCATCAGGCTTCTCGTTGACAGCGGTCAAGCCGTTCCACGCGAAACCAGTGTCGTACAACCCCGAAACCACATTCAGCGGATACAGAACACCCTTGTCGACACCGGCTTCGTAGAGCTTCTCACCGGTACCGTCGAAGGTCAGTACTGCCATTGTTACTCCTCCTCAGAAGTAAACGTTGTAGATGTCATGATTCAGGCCTTCGGTGGTGAAATGCCTCACGAAGGTAGTGAAGAGCAGATCGCCGACCAGTTCTGGCAAAGCACTGTCTGGGTTGCGATCGATCACGGTGACCTGATACCGGAGAGTCTTGTACCAGATTATGTTATCCGCATAATCTACGTCTCGAAAATCCCGGTTATAGACGATGGCTGGGTAACTCATAGTCACGTTAGGCGGTGGCTGGAAATATACCGCGACATCGTCTTGAAGTCCCTCTAGGAGGGTCTGAAGCTCAAGGCGTGTTCCCATTCCACAGCTCCCCAACGGTAAATATGAGCCTTGGACGACGGACTTCCACGTTAGTAGCCGTCCATCGATGTCCCTCCCAAGCAACGTATCTGATGTTCATGAAGTTTGCGTAGGCCTCAGCATCCGCCAGGAGACTGAACTGATTCTCAAGGGCGAGATCGTTGTTGACCCCTGGAGGGACAGCCGGAGGCGGCTCCTGACGCCGGGATCTGCGGATGACATCACCGTAGTACATCTTTTCGGTAATGACTTCCTCCCAGACGCCGGGAGCCGTCTCTGTGCTGACAGCGTAGCCTACGGCTCCGTAGAACCGCATTGGCTACCTCCGTCAGGCGCTGTTGCGGCGGAAGGTCCAGTCGTGGGTCTCCGTCGCGAACTCGTAGGTCGAGGCCGGCTTGGCCCTGATCACGACGTACGCGCCCTGAGCGATCGCAGTCTGTGCACCCACGGAGAGGTCGGAACCCTCGGTACCGTCGGCAGCCACGATCACGTAGGTGAGGTGCAGACCCGAGAACGCCGGGATAGTGACCACACCAGTGTCCGCGTTGAAGGTCGGAGCCGCAGGCTCAGCCAGCATGCCACCAGCACCCGAGAACTCCTTGACCACCAGAGCGCTCTTGTACTTGATGAGGGCACCCGACATACGGGTCTCCATCAGATACTTGTACTGGTTGTAGTCGATGTCGAAGAAGTCAAACATCGACACCTGGCCACCACGGTCCATACCAATGGTGTAGTCGTTCAGGTTGACGATGACGCCGATCAGTGCGGTCTGCTGCTCCATCACTTCACAGGTGATGATTTCGCTGACGCCCATCGCCGCAGCCAGCTCCTGCTGAGTCGCGTAGAGACGCCGGCCCAGAGTGTCCTTGGCCAGTAGCATCCGGGACAGGTACGGCATCGTGGTGTACAGCACCGGGTTTCCGGTACCACGATAGAACCGCATGCCCGAGACGATCCCATCGACGATCTCATCCGCCGAAGAGCTGGCGTCGGACAGGTCGATGTTGAGTGTAGTGACGTACAGCTCGTCGTCACTGTAGATCGGACGAACATGAGTCTCGTCGATCTTGTCAGCATCGTCCACGGCACGACCGTCGCCGATGAGAATGGCGCGAGCCAGTTCCTCATCGAGCATGATCCGCATCTCGGTCTGCAGCCAGGTCACCACGTCGAAGTCAGTGATGTCCAGGATGTCGTCGCGGTCCAGCTTCTGCTTCTTGTAGACAGTCTGGGGCGTGGTGACCCGCTTGGCGATCCGGAAGTACTCTTCCTTCTTCAGCGAGGCCTTGACATAGCCCTTGGCACGAGCCTGGTCGATCGTCAGGTCCGCGGTCCAGCTGCGGATCCGGGAGAACGGGGTCTTGCGGGTGCCGTTCAGCACACCAGCCACCCACGCAGTACGACGAGAGATGAAGTCGGGACTGTCGGTGACCGGACGGTCAGCCGGGAAGAGAGTGGAGATGTCGTCGATGCCATGCGCGAGCGCGAACTCGTCAACAGCATCCTTCAGCGATCCGCCCTTGTGGGCTGCCGCGAAGATCCCCTGGATGTCAGAGTGCGACAGGGTGTGTCCGGCCGCGGCCGGGGCCGCCGGGTCGCCGGTCTGGTCGAAGACGTTTCGGGTCACTGGGTCGTTGCCCTTTCCTTGCGTTGGGGTGGGAGTTGCCGGTGCGGCTGATGCCGCCTGACCGTCGCCCATGGCATCCTGCTGGGCAGCAGCGCCAACGACGGCGTAGAAGAGCTCCTTCTGCTTCTCGTCGAGCGTATTGAACACGTCCTCGACCGAAGGACCATCCCCGCCGGCAGCCGGAGCAGAAGGCATCGGGCCCTTGCCCGGAACCTGGACCTGCTTCGGTGGCTGAACGGTCGTGCTGGGCGTTGCGTGCGCGAGCTGGAGCTCATCGCCCGGATAGATGATCGCCTGGTCGTCAGCGACCGTGAACTCACCATCGTCGTGCTGGATGGCAAGGTTCTGGATGAACGCTCCAGGGTTCGCGCCAGAAAGGACCAGGCTGACCTCACGGATGACTCCGTGCATGACGTTCATGGCCTGCTGGACCAGCTGGTTGGCGTAGATCGAGAGGGATCGGATGTCCTTGTGGTTCACGAGAGCCTTGGCCTGCTGGCCCGACGGAGTCTCGTTGAAGAACCCTTCGCCCCAGACGCCGTCTTCCTTGTGAGACAGGATGACATGGCCCAGAACGTTCGCTGGTTCGTTGTGCTGGTGCTGCCAGACGAGCGGAACCTGCTGGCCGTCCATCGCCTTGAATGCTGCCGGGGTGATGGTGCGGCCGTCAGAGCACTTGACTCCGCTTCGAGTGACGTAGCCGCTGAAGTCAGCTGCCATTTTGATTATTCACTCCTTGTGGTGTCGCGGTGAGTTGTTTGAACGGAGCCAACTGAGGAAGCACTGGCTTGGCTGGTGCCGTCCCGTTCGTTGATGATGACGGATCAGTTGGTACTGTTCCATCTGCTGCACGGAGGTTGCTGTTCCTGAGCTGGTCAGCCTTGGGGTCCTTGGATGGCTTGAAACCGATAACGCCACGGAACTCGTTAGAGCTGAGAATCTCATTCCTAGTGAACTTGTCAGCAACCTCAGCAAGATCCTTGATCGGGATCAGCCTGAATGGGTCGTTGATGTAGATGATCGACTGGCCTTGTGTTCTCGCCGTCCTGGTGAGGAACGTCCTCGTCATGGCTTCGGCGATAGCGGCCAAGATCGGCTCGATCGTCCGGTTGAAGTAGCCGAGCATTGCGTCGGCGTCGGCGGTACCGTTCATGATCTCTTCGGTGATGCCGAGCTGACCGTAAAGCATCTTCGTCAGGTATTCGACCTGAGCCATCAGGTTGTTCTCAGCCGGCCGGTTCAGCTGAGTAACCTTCTCGGTGCCGTCCGTGTAGGCGATACCGTGCTGAGAGTTCTTGAGCTGGAACTCGATCTCCTTAAGCCGCTTGTTTGCCTCTTCACGGCGGCTCTCGGTCTTGATGACGTAAGGAAGCTGAATGATGATGTCCAGCTTTCCTGACG